CCTAAGTTATTTTTTTGTTTCCTCTGCTCTGGTTACAAAATGAATGAGTGAGTGCCAGGGGTGAATCAGGATCGCTTGCAATAACGTGGTCTGCTTGCCCTGTCCCTGCAGGTACTACCTCACCGCACAGGTAACAGATACCCCCCCTGGTTTTTAAAAGCATTGCTTGTTTTCTATATTTGCTGTTATATAGGGTGGCCTTTTTCATGGCGCGTGCTGGGTCAGCGTCACGCACTCTATCCCTAGCGCGTTCTTTCTTTAGGTGACATTGTTTGCAGGTTGCATCAGGGGACAGTTGCCCACACACTATGCAGGGTTTCTGGAACCTCACCAGTCATTCTCTCTACGCCTCTGGAGTGTCCAGGCCCCTTGGGTGTAATCGTTCAGGCGTTGCTTCATCTGGAAGTAAGCACGATTGTTTGGAAAGGTCCTGTTGTTGCTGAACCGGTAAGCAGTGTCTGAGTTGATGGTGCTGGAGTTATCGTGACCTGTCTTGATGTTCAGGAGGGTGATAGGGATTCCATGGTGTTCTACGCGGCGCTGGTAATCGTTGTCCTCACAGAAGGCAGGATAGATCCCCTCATCGAACAAACCCACAGTCTGGACCACGGTTTGTCCAACACAGAAGGTGTGCCAGTAGGGGAAGTCAGCAACTAGGGTGAGGTCATCAGGGGAAGCCCATGCGAGCTTCTCGAGTTGTCCAGGCTCAAACCACATGTCATTACTTGCGAAGGTCCAACGGTTGTCTAACGGGAAGAGTTTGATACCCAGATTCCATGACCCTGCCACACCTAGGTTAGATGGCATGGGGAGGTAGGTTGTCATTTCTACGCACGCTGGGACATGCACCTGCAGGTCCTCATCCACCTTGGCTGCACCGTTGTCGATGATGAGGAGGTGGGCTATGGGGTAGTCAAGGCTTTGGAGGAACCGTTCTAGTAGGTCGTACCGGTTTAGGACAGGGATGATGAGGTTTGGGATCATGAGACACCCTTGAAGGTGTGACCCTCCAGGTTGAGGTTGATGAAGGGGTTGAGTGAGTGGATTTTCACGGGGTACTGCTCCTCCAAGTATTGCTTCATCAGCTGGTGGTGTTTATTGTAAAGCGCGTGAGGGTAGGCAACAATGCCTTTTGGATACCCATCCACATTGTCAGCATCGTCAATAAAACCACAGTCAGCCCCTACCAGGATGATGTGGCTTGCTCCTAGGTGTGCCGCTAAGTGCATTGCACCGTGAAGGCTGGAGGAACCGTAGGTTATCTGACCTGTTCCTGTTTTGTGGGATGTTATGGGATTCCACGCGGATCCTGGGGGTTTGTCGTAAGGTGTGGGTGTGAGCACTAGGTGGTGAGGTTGCTCATCCTGCCACAGGCTCTGAGTAATGGTGTCTCGCTCGATGGTGACAACACAGGAGCTGTCAGCTAGCAGGGACTCAGCATTGTGGTGGTAGTGGCTGAAAGCGTAGTGAGGGTGAACGCCTAGAGCTCTTGCACTGAAGTTAGTGGAGACAGTCACTTTGTCATCAAAGAAAGCGCCGTCAATGTAGTTCAGGGAGGGACCTGACCCTAACACCCATAGAGTCTCACCGTCATGCAAGCCCTCAAGCTCACTCCACTCCACGCTCGCCCCTGTCAAAGTAAACCCACGCTTGAATAACATTCAGGAAGTCCCTGATGCTCAAATCCTTCATACGCTCAAAGTCAGCCTCACTAAACCCCATCTCAGCTGCATCGAACAGGAGGAGCAGGTCTGACCCATCCTGATCTAGTTGTGCCTGCTTCAAATCCATCAGCAACTGGACAGGGAGAGTAAAGAAGTTTTTGGCGATAGCTCTGAACTCTCCTGAGACAACCTCAACCGGTGGCAGGTCCTGTGAATACATAGAAGCCATGATCCGGTCAAACTCTTGCTCATCGGTCATAACAGCTCAACCTTACCCCTGAAAGGCACACCCTTCTCCAGCTCAAAACAGGTCACTGCTGGTGTGGAGTCACCGCCGNCCCCNTGGGTTCTGGTGTACCANTCTGAACCGTTATCCATGGTGGAGGCTTGGACCCACCATCTCTCCCTGCCCTCNGCCCCTGACATTTGCTCGCATCTGTGATGATGAAAATGGCCACTGACCATGAGTGTGGCTGCTGCTAAATATGAGTCATTGAATACGGCCTTGGACCAGAACAGTTGGAAAGCATCAGGGCGTGCAACCTGGTGGCCATGAATCGCCCCAAGGATGTGTGAACCGTCATCGAACACATCAAACGCGAAACCCTCCTCATGAGGTTGTGGGACCAACCATCTCTCGACAGGGAGCCCCACCTCAGTAGCGAGCCTCCTAATCTGTTGCAGGATGACAACACCCCAATCATCTGTGCCAGGTCTCCCCACCGCTGCTTTATTCACTCTGAACTGGCAATGGTTAGAAGCCACACTGCCGTAAGTGAGAGGAGCGTATTTGGCACAAAGTTTGATTAGATCCCAGATGAGCGCTGCCGCTAAGTCAGTCTGTTGCATCGGACTGAGCGTATTAGTTACAAGCTGGTCCATATCAGCCTTATTGCTTACACCCTCAATAATGTCCCCCATGTCAAGGATGATGATGTGGTCAAAGTTGCCGGTTTTCAGTCTCTGCTCAATCCGGTCATAGCTTTCATGGATGCGCTGGATTGACTCCTCATGACCGCCACGACTCCCACCCTTACCTATCTGGAAATCTGCAGGGCATATCACAAAGGTTCTGGAGTTAGAAGTTTTGTGCTTGGGAGGTTTCACCCTAGTGCGTTTCGCCTCAGCGTACAAAGTAGGCAAATGGATGCCGGCCAGTTTCTTACGGAAATGGAACCGGTACGCGGTCAGCCACTCCCCATCCCACCGTTGCCATTGAGACGTGCGTGGTGTCCCCACGATCTCATACTCATCAGGTGAGTAACCGCGCTCCTCAAGGAACTCATCAAAGTTAGGGGCCTCAGGGAGACCTTCAGTGGTCGCTGTCCCCTCAGTACCGTCAAACTCTAAACCTGGTCTGAAGTGGGAAGGTGCTTGCACTTTCTTCGCCGGCTCCAGATCCTCTAGCACGAGCACTCCCTATTCCGGTGTTTCCTAATCGGCTTCTCAGTGATAACGAAACCCCGCTGAGATAAGGCACGCCCCAAAGCGTTCCCAGACCACACCTCATGTTCAGTCAGAGCCTTCTCAAGGATGGCCCTGTCACTGTCATTCAGTTCTTCCAGAATGGTCCTCACTTTGCAGGAGGTCCTCCTCACTGGGGGCATCATGTCCTCAAGCATAACTTTCCACCTTTCCTTGAGACTCTTAGGAGTCTAACCCCTCACCGCCCACAATGGGGGTGATTGTGACAGTAGCTCCAGGCTCTCGCGTGTCTGCATAACACTTCCAGGCAATCACATGCACAACCTGAGCGTCATCACCCCACACGCCAGCGTCTGAGCAACTATCTGCCACGCTGCGGATTAGTTTGTCAAGGTCTGGGGGTTTGATGGGCCACGGTCTTTTGCTCTGAGGAATCGTGGCAGGTCTCTCCAGGTAGAAGATGACCTCAAGGGTGACAGGATCTGTGCAAGTTTCCCAGCCCTCATCCTCCATGATTGCTACAGCTGTGGAGGTTACAGCTTTCCTCCATGCCGGCAGATACTTGCTCGCTTCAATAAAGCGCCCACCCTGAGCCCTGTTGCCACCCACATAGCGTTTCGAGCCCTGGGGTGCTGGTCTGCCGTAAACATCGAAAGTAAGGCTCACCTAACCAGTCTACCTGGGCAAAGAGAAACCCCCTCCGAAGAGGGGGTTTGTCTCTTGAGACTAGTTGTTAGCTTGGATGAGCTGGTGGTTCAGGTTGCGAAGTTGGCGGTAAGCGGTGAAGTCAATACCTGCCTCATCAACATACTGTGCCATTTGCTCCACGGGGATTGTGAGCCACCCTTTGCCAGAGCACTTCTTGCACTCGCAAACTACGGTCCATGTGGGGTTGTCAGTGTAGAGCTTGATGGTTTTGAGTGTGTTAGTCATTTTGGTGTTCCTCTCTTGGTTGATGTCTCTAGTGTATACCGCTACACACACAGAGCGCAAGCCCAAACACAAACTTTTTTGAACTATTTTTTAGGCTTCACCAAGTTCAGAAAAGACAGGATATACAGCATCGCAGCCGCCACATACCCAAACCCTGCCAGGAGACCCTCAGCCTCTCGAGCCAGCAGAAGGTAGAGGGTAGCGAGAGAGGACAGAATCAGAAACCCAGACCAACGCATTAGAAGGGAGCTCCCTGGTCAATAGGCTCAAGCTGCCCAATCTGTGCTGTAGGCCACGTCTCCATAACTGCTGCCTCATTACGCTTATCAGAAGCGATAACAATGCTCTCAGCTCGCACCTTGACTGCAGCACCGGTGGATCCGTCACGCTTCTGGAAGGTGTTAGTCCCAGTGATCCGGCCTTTCACCGTCACCTGCTTCACACCCTCCAGAGGGGTTTTCCCATCAGTGGTCACATCATAGACAGTCTTATCCACTGTCTCCCATGTGCCTTCAGGGGTTTTCTTTCGCACATCCACGCTCACTTTCAACGCTGTGCCCCAGTCGAACTCGCGCACATCATTCAACCATCCAGTGAGCTCAATCAGAGCCTCATTCTTTACCATTCTTTTCCCTTTCTATATGTGATGGATTGACACAATCAGTATGACCGCAACGCCTGACACCAGGGGTAATAGCTTTGCCATTTTCATCCACCGGTGTGATGTCATCAGCAGCGAACCCTCCATGCCAAGGTAAGCATTTACCGCGTTTGGTGTGGACAGTCTGGACCTTCTTCGCCCTACAGGAGGCACAAAGAATAGTCTTTTGTCGAGAGCTAGAGAGCTCCCACTCGAAACCGCAACGCTCACACTGAATCACCTGCACTCAAAGACCGCCTAGCAATCTCAAGCTGTTGATCTGTGAACTCATAAGCCGTAACTTTACCGGCTTTATTCCGCCCACGCACTAGGGCGCTCCGCTTCTCTTTCTCCACAGCACACTCCTCTGTGTGCCTATAGGTCTCAATCTCTGAGGCTGTTTCCATGCGAAGTCTCAGCGCGTTTTCTTTAGCCCAATACTCTGCAGCCTTAGCGCTCAGTTTGTTATGCATGTGGAGCTGGTAGGGGTGTGAGAAGCGTTCTGTCTCCAGCACACCCAAATCAATGCTCATCTCCTCAGCCCACAAATTGTCAGAATAAAGTGTCATCAGCTTCCCCTTCCTGCTCGCTCGCCCACCGCAACCTGCCCTCAATGATCGGCAGATATTCCTCCGTCAACTCTGCCCCAATAAACCCGTAGCCGTCAAGTAGTGCCGCTTTCCCTGTAGACCCTGAACCGGTGAACGGATCCAGCACTGTGCCCCCAGCCGGTGTGACCAGCTTTATCAGGTAACGCATGAGCTGTGTTGGTTTGACCGTGGGATGGAAGTTCTTAGCCCCTGAAGTCCTCCCTGCCCCAGCCCTGGGTGAATCCATACCGGCAGACCCTTCCACACGATCCACCATGTCACCGGCACTAGTAGCCTCCAACTCCTCCAACCCCTCATTCCGGTCACGCTTAGAAGCCTTAGCCACATAAAAAAACCGTGAAGCCCCACCACCAACATCCTCAGGCCAAACACCTATCGCATCAGGGCTACTGCCAGCAAACTCGCCTAAGGCACCACCGTTGCCACCTTTTCGACCAGTGCGACCTGGTTTGGGTTTGCTGACCCCTGATTGTTCATCCAGCAACCCAGCCGACACCTCATCAAGAATCACATTCGCAGGCCAACGACCCTGAGTGTGAGGAGTCTGTCTTTTGTCTGTCCAATCAACCTCTACCCTATCTGTTGCTCCACTCGTCCAAGACGGGTGCGCTGTTTTTGCCTGCGGAATTGGAACGTCCCAGCCGTCTCCTTCTTTTATACCAATCCTGCTGCCGTCAATGTTCAACCCACCCACACCCCACTCAAGCACATTCTCCGCCACAGTCCCCACCAACGGTTTCCGCCCCACCACAACAGGCTCAAACGCAGGCTTCAAAGCAGTACCCCACCCCTCCCAGACCTTTGCTTCCGGTGACGATTCGCCAACCTGCTCCAACTGATTATGAGTCATGTTGTAACCATCATCGGAATTATTCATGAACCCCACACCGCTTGCAGGCTTGGCGGAAAACTGCACACCGGCTTTCTTGTTCAAAGCCTTTGACACATCCAAAGACTTAGGAAACCCAGACCCATACAACCAAGCAATCGAATCACGCAACTCAAACCCAGCATCCTCCACAGCCACCGCCAAACGATGCCAAGTCCTCGACCCACCAAACGCCAAAACAT